TAATTAGCACGGTACCTTAAGCAGCCACAGCAGTCGTAAGCGCATATCAGTGCTGCCCAATCGATTCATACTTTGCAGGTAGTGGCAGGGCACGTTTTTGGACCTGATCAAGGCCTTGATCACACCAGGTGGGCATTCCACACCAGTAGCACTCGAGCCTGGATGTAGGTCTCATCAACCCGAATATCTTCAGGGGGATGATTCGTGTTGTCCGAAATCATCTTGAAATGGTCGCGACCCTTCTTCTGCAGGCGCTTGATGTACTGATGGCCTTGATGGGAGAAATAGTAGATCCCGTCGCCCACGAACTCACGGATGCTGATGTCAACGACCAACGGGTCACGGCTCCTGATGGTTGGTGCCATCGACTGACCGACACCCGTTATGAGCTTCAGATGGAAATGCTCTTTGAACTCGACCCCCATCTCTCGCAGGTGAGTAGGGCTGACGCGGATGTCCTGCAGCATTTCGGGGAAATCGTGAGCTACCTCACCATCGCCCATTGCTCCGCGTACGTCGTAGTGAGCAATCCACACCTCATCGCCGACGAGGCCTGGGCGAACAAAGTCGACGGCAATGATATTGGAAGCGGCTTGCTCGGCAGACTTCTCCTCAATGGCTTCGGCGATTTTCTGCCGAGCATCCAGAGAAAGGCCCTTGCCATGCTTTGCGAGCATCTGCTTAACGATCTCGGCAGTAGACAGGTTTTTGCGGTCCTGGGCTTCAGGCTCGGCCTCACCTAAAGGTTCGTAGCCTCGCAACTGATCTGTGGTGATTCCAAAAAAATCGGCAAGAGGTCGCACCTGCTTGTCAGTCGGCTCTTTGATCCCTTTTGGGCCTTGCGGCTTGAGAATTCGGGAAATGGTCGACTGCCCGACGCTTGTCCGGCTCGACAGCTCAATCTGGGTTATGCCGTCTCTGGCCATCAGTTGAGCAAGGATCTTATCTATCGATTTATGCATAGGTGCAATGCTGCCTCCCAGCAGTGCATAGAGCAATACAGCGGATCGTTGACATGTATGCACCAGTGCATGATTATGTGCATATCTACACAGGAGGCAGCCATGAGCGCTACCGATCTTCCGAAAAAACTGGATGCATTGCTTAGCTCTGGCATGACCTACAAGGCCATTGCAGAGCGTGCCAAATGCGACATCTCGACAGTCTTCCGCATTCGCAATGGACAGATCAGCAACCCGAGCTACCTAGCCGGGACCGCGATAGACCAAATGCACGGTGAGCTGATCGAGAGCGGCAAGCACAGCCCAAAGAAATCCGTCGCCTAACCCATTCCAACTGCAAGGAGAAGTACCCGTTGGCCTGTGAAAGCGGTAGCCCGATGTTGAATGGAAGGGCTTAGGTCTCGATTGGTCGTGAATCGAATTATCCGCTAGCTGGCACTGAGCCAGTAGATGACCGAAACACCTGCGAATCCATCCAGTAGTCGAATCGCAGGCAAAAAAAAACCGCCTGGCAGGGCGGCTTCTCTACAACAAACATCGAGGTCGATTATGCACTCTGCAGTGGATGCGAGCAATACCAAGCCTGTTGCGTCAAATGTTGGCTATTCGGCAAAACTAGCGCGTCAGGTAATGTCCACCCGCGAAATCGCGCAGCTCACTGGCAAGAGCCATGACAATGTGCTGCGAGATGCCCGGCGTCTGATTGCAGAGGGTGTCCTCAAATCTGAGGAGACCCCATACACCCACCCACAAAACGGCCAAGCCTATCCAGAATTCCTGCTGAGCCAGCGCGACACCTTAGTGCTGGTGTCCGGATACAACGCCCAGCTGCGCGCCAGGATCATCGACCGCTGGCAAGAGCTTGAGGCGCGGGTATTGGCGCAGGTCCAGATCCCCCAAAACTTCGCTGAGGCGCTGCGACTGGCCGCCGATCAAGCGGAGCTGAACGATCAACTGCAGCAGGTCATCCAGAAGCAAGCCCTGAAGGTCGCAGCAATCCAGCGTTTGGCTGCTGCTTGTGGGGCCATCTGCATCACCGATGCGGCCAAGCAGCTTCAGGTTGCCCCGTCGAAGTTGTTCGACTGGCTGGAGCAGAACCGCTGGATATTCCGCCGGAAGGGTTCCAAGCGGTGGATCGCTTACCAGCCTCGCATCGCCTCGGGCTTGATGAAGCACAAGGTGACAGCCTTGAAGCCCGACCCGGAAACCGGTATCGAGCGCGCCGCGTTTGATCCTCTGGTCACCCCGAAAGGACTGGCGCGTCTCGCTGAGCTGAAGGCTGGGGGTTCGCTGTGAGTGTACAAGCCATGACCTGGGCCCTGGCTATTCCGAAGTCCTCTCTGGAGAACCCTGCAGCTCGTCACGTCCTGCTCTGCCTAGCCAACTATGCCGGTACCGATGGCCGCGGCGCCTTCCCGTCGGCTGCAACGCTATCCGAGGACACCGGCCTGTCCGAGCGTACCATCCGCTTAAAGCTCGACGAGCTGGAAGCAGCTGGCTGGATCGTCGCAGGAAACCAGGCTATCGCAGCTGCTTACATCGACCGCCGTGATCGCCGTCCCATTGTCTACGACCTTCAACTTAAACGAGGTGCATCTGCTGCACCTCGTAGAGAACGGGGTGCAGGAAACCGCACGGGGTGCAGCTCGCAGCAGAACGGGGTGCAGCAAAACGCAGAACGGGGTGCAGCAGCTGCACCCAATCCGTCAGTTAACCAATCTACTCACTCTCTGTGCGAGCCATTCGAAATGTTCCTGGAGTGGGTGCCGGATCAGGACCTGCTCAAAGCGTATGCACTCCGTTCGGGGCTCACCCTGGACAACTTCGGCTCCAAGGCAATCGCCGGGTTCGTGTTGCACCACGACGCGAAGGGTTTGGTGCAGACCGAGAAGCAATGGCTCGCCGCCCTCGTCAACTGGGTGAAATCGGACCTGGCCCGGGCAGCTCGATCCGCTACCGGCAAGCCGAGCGCGCAGCAATCGAACGCTTTCGATGACGACGATACCTCATGGCTCAAAGGGGGGAATGACCAATGAACCAGGTAGCCACCATCGCCCATGGTCTTTGGGCCAAAGTTCAAACCGGCCAGTACATCCCTGCTGGGGACACGCTTCCCGCCGAGATCAAGGCCGAGCTCGATCGCAAAACTGCTGCAGTGATCAATCGGCTGTTCCGTGATCTGCGGACCATCTTCAGCGCCTGGAAACAGGCCTGGCCGGATATGGGCACGTACAAGGCCGCCAAGCAGCAGTGGCTGACGGCGTTCCTTGAGGCAGGCATCAACACCCCCGAGCAGCTGCAGTTCGGTCTGATGCGCTGCCGCCAGTCAGGACGTGAATTCATTCCCGCCCCCGGCAAATTCATCGAGTGGTGCCAGCCATCGCCGGAGATGCTTGGCCTTCCAACCTTGGCGGCCGCATTTCGCGAGGCTACTCGGAATGCCCATCCAGCGATGGCTGGCCGGGGCAGCTGGAGCCACGATGCTGTGTGGCATGCGGCCAAGGAGTGCGGCTTCGAGAACCTCAACAAACTGCCAACCGATGCCTGCTCGAAACTGTACGAGCGCAACTACACCATCGCCGTCCGCCGAATCATGGCCGGAGAACCGCTGCAGAAGATGCCGCTGGCGCTTCCCGCTGAAGTTGCCGGTAGCCGGACGCCAGAGGTTGGCAACAACGCCCTGTCGGCCATGCGCGCCCGCCTTGCAGGCCGTTGAACACATCAGCTAGGAGCTTGATCTATGCGCCAAACGAAGTTGACTAAGGCCGCACGCGGTCGTGAGTGCCAGGTGCGCATCCCTGGCGTGTGCAACGGCAACCCCGAAACAACCGTCCTAGCGCACTACCGGCTGGCCGGCACCTGCGGCGTGGGCATCAAGCCGAACGACCTGCAGCGCGCCTGGTCTTGCAGTGCCTGCCATGACGCAGTCGATTCGCGCAGCAAGACCGCGTTCAGCCACGAAGAGCTGCGGTTGATGCACCTGGAAGGCGTGGTGAGAACGCTCGACATCCTCGTGAGCGAAGGGAAGGTGGCCGCATGATCAGTCCAGCCATGATGTTCAGCGGCATCCCTATCTATGTCAGCGAGCACCTGCCCAAGACGAAAACCGTCCGCTGGACGACTGAGCGGAGGTGGTGCCACTGGAAGAACGCTCCGGCCCTTCGTTATCGGCAGCGTGCGAAGGAAGTCCCTTGCGACACGATGATCATGCTGGGCGGCCGGGCGTTCGTCTCCCCTGAAGCCCTAGCGAAGATCAAAGCCCAGCTGGGCAGGGCGGAACAGTGAAGCCGGCGATCATGAAGCCTGTACGGGCCAAGAAGCCTCGGGCGAAGCCCGTAGATCGGGAGGGCCCGGAGCAGGCCGCATTGATGGAAGAAATCGCGCTTCGCTACCCGGACGTTTTCGAACTGATCTACCACGTACCGAACGGCGGCCACAGGCACAAGAAGGTTGCTGAAAAGCTGAAGGACCAGGGGGTGAAGGCCGGCATCCCTGATCTGGTACTGCCGATGGCTCGGGGCGGCTACTTCGGCATGTACATCGAATTCAAGGCGACGGTCGACCCGGCGCCCGTCTCGCCCAGTCAACAGGCGTGTATCCGGCGCCTTAATGATCAGGGCTATCTCGCCATCGTGTGCCGAGGGCACTTCGACGCCATGGAGCAGCTGCGGGCCTACCTGCTGCTGCCGAAGACGGAGGTTGCAGCATGACCAATACCGCCGCTGTGAAAATCAGCGATGCAGAGATTCGCCGGCAGGCCGCCGGCCAGGTGCGCGACCTGCGCGCCCTGGGCAACCACGGCCTATATTTCCGCTTTCACCGCTCCCGCGAGCGCGGGTCGTGGTACCTGATCCACAAGGGCAAGTGGAACCTGATCGGCTCATACCCTGAGCTGAGCG